CCACCTCCCCCACCACCTTGTGTTCCTACTGGAGAAATTTTCTATACCCAAGGACCTCCTTGTACTGGCCCTGGCGGAAACTGCTCAAACGCTTTCGATAGCTGTGGTAACTTCCTATATTGCGACTGTTAAGAAGATAGGACATACAAGATGGAAGAACAAGCAACACCTTGGCAGCAATATAAGAAGAACCTTGGAGAAACAAGACCTTGGGATTTTGTTAATCCAAATACAAACTTTGTTTCAGATGAAGATCAGACTCTTCGTTTTGATATATGCAAGGCTTGCCCAGAGTTCATACCTCTAACAACCCAATGCAAAAAATGCGGTTGCATTATGAAGTTCAAGACAAAACTAGAAAGAGCAACTTGTCCAATAGAAAAATGGTAGCAATATGTTTAATGCTAAAACTCAGAATGAATTTTTAAGCAAGGAAGAAGTAAAGAAATTCCTTGATGTGATTCAAGACACAGATGCTTGGGAAGAATCAAGGTCTGAATTTTGGAATGACAGGATTATTAGTTTTAGCAATATAAATAAAAGTTTTGGTCCAGAACTAGAATCTTTTTCTTTAGACATTCTTACTAGAATCAAAGATTACATAGTAAAAGAATACAACCTTGACAAAGAAATTATTCCTGGGGCTACTTCTATATGTCGCTGGTTCCCTGGTATGGAACAACCGCCACACGCAGACGATATGACCAATACTGATACCAAAGGCTATGAAGACAATGCCTTCGGATCTATTATATATCTAAATGAAAATTACACTGGTGGCAAAACTTACTATCCTGATTATGGGATTGAGATAACACCTGAGATGGGCAAAATTGCGGTGCATCCAGGAGATGTAAACCATATACACGGTGTAACCAAGATTGAAGAAAGCATTAGATACACCATAGCTTGTTTCTGGAAATACAAAATTAAAGAATAATAAGGAGATATAATGCCATACGGTGATGATATAACAGAGGGAATACCCTATGTACTCTCCAACCCTGCCAACTCTACAACCTTTACTTCAACAGGTGAAGCCTACGATGTAGCGATAGCTGGTTTACCGTTCTTCTTGCTTACCTCAGATGATGCACCATATCGTCGAGTAACAGCGCAGTATCGTAAGCAACAGATTGACCAGACACGAGAAGCTGGTGAGCAGACGCTCACTGGTTGGTGGACTAGATCACAGTCATCTTTTCACCTTGGCGCAGGTATTAAATACTTTGAGCCAGCACAGGAAGAGTCGCTACGCTTTCAGTTTACCGAGTCTAAGGGTATGGATATCTGGACTAGAGGCCAAGCTACCCTGCTTAATGCTACTGCATCCTTCTATGCTGGTGCTGCCCCTGCTCAGATGATTGGTGTCAATGATGGCACCAATGATTGCATCTTAGTCACAGATGGCACAGCGCTAAAGAAGATTACTACTGGTGGTAGTTCAACTAATTATACACAGACTGGTACAGCATCTACTATCTATAGCCTTACCACTAATGGTAATCAGTACTTCTTTGTAAACGGTTCAACAGTCCATCGAGGTAATATCTCTGGGTCTACTAGCGATACCGAAATCTACCTAGCTCCTAGCACTACTCGTGCCACAATCCGCTATGTAAAACAGCGTCTTATTGTTGCTATCGGTTCTGCTATCTATGAACTTAATGCTAATGCCAGTGCTTCTACGGCCCTACCTACTGCGCTCTATACACATCCTAACCCTAACTGGATATGGTCAAGTATTGCAGAAGGACCTAGCGCTATCTATATCTCAGGTTATGATCCTAATGGCACATCATCATCTGTATTTAAGATAGTACTAGACGTTACAACTCCTAACTCACTAGGCTTTCCAACGCTGGAAACACCTACTGTAGTTATTGACTTGCCACAGGGTGAGCGCATCAATGACTTCGATGTATACCTTGGAACCTACGCAGTCCTTGCTACCAACCTAGGCTTTAGAGTGGGTATCTCCGATGCCACTGGCAACATAACCTATGGGCCTTTGCTCTATGACCAGGCAGCTTGTAATGCTATTGCCTTTCGAGATCGCTTTGCTTATATCGCTACCACAGTAGACGGTGAGGCAGGGTTAGTCCGAACAGATTTATCCACCAACATACTTGCCAATTCACTCTTCTTTCCTTGGGCCTATGACCTTATAGCAACTGGTGTAACAGCCAGCGCTAACCAGGTAGCCTTCTTTGGTAACTCTGATAGGGCTGCCTTTTCTACAGGTAACACAGTCTATGCCGAATCAACAACTAGCCTTGTACCAACTGGTTACTTGCGTACCGGTTATATCCGTTACAACACTCTTGAAACAAAGATATTCAAGCTAATGCAGGCCAGGGTAGATACCAGCAATGGTGGCATTATTATCCAATCGGTTGACGCACTTGATAACTTTGCAACTATTGGTAGCTTCTCACAGGAGTCTGCTGTTCCTGAAATTAACATTAACTATCCACAGACAGCTCAAGAATACCTTGGCTTTCAGTTTACCTTCAGCAGATCAACTACTGATGCAAGCAAGGGGCCACTCTTTACCGGCTACCAGCTTAAGTCATTGCCAGCAGTACCACGTCAACGCCTTATCCAATATCCAATATCTTGCTTTGATCACGAGAGCGATCACTTTGGAGTAGAGATTGGATACGAAGGCTCTGCCTTTGCACGTATGTCACAGCTGGAGTTGATTGAAAATAGAGGCGACAGTATCCAGATTCAGGACTTCAGAACTGGCGAGTCATACATCGGTCTCATCGAAGAGATGGATTTTAGAAATGCTACTCCATCAGATAAGCGATTCTCCGGATATGGCGGATTGCTCTTAGTAACGATTAGGACAATCTAATGCAGGCACAAGACTATGCAGCAATGGCAGTAGCTATTATGACAATACTAGGCGGCTTTATTGCATCAGTACGCTGGCTAGTCAAGCATTACTTGAATGAACTTAAACCCAACTCAGGCTCAAGCCTCAAGGATTCCGTTATTAGGTTAGAGGAAAAGGTTGAGATTCTTTATCAAATTATGTTACAGAGAGGTGACAAGTGATTCCATTAGCTAAGAAGGCAGCACCTGCTGCTATCGCAGCGTTACGCCAAGCTACAGCCCTGCGCCCTAAGCGTAAGAAGGCAAGCGATGGGTTGCTCCCATCCAAGGCACACGTACACCAGAACCCAAACTCTGACCACAACTCAGGATTTGCAGTAGACATTACACACGATCCTGTTAATGGTATTGATTGCGATATAGCTTTTGAGAACCTCAAGGCAGACCCACGCGTTAAGTACCTGATATTTAATAGCAAGATTTGGTCCAAGGAAAAAGGTACTAAGGATTACACCGGTTCCAACAAGCACACTAAGCATCTGCATATCTCTATCAAAGAGACTTGCGGGTATGACACCTCGCCTTGGTTTTCTTGGCTTGGTCAAGCAACAAAGATAAGCAAAGTAAAGGCAGCAGTTAAGCCTTTACCTAAGAAGAAGGAGAGCAAATGAACAAGAAGCAACTACAGGCTATCGCAGCTACATATCTTCGTGCAGCAGTAGCATCAGTAATCGCACTATACCTAGCAGGTATTACAGATCCAAAGGCTTTGTTATCAGCAGGAGTAGCTGCTATCGCAGGTCCACTGCTTAAGGCACTAGATCCAAAGGCTACAGAATTTGGTATAAACTCAGCTAAGTAAAGTTTGACTGCGAGGCTACAGCCCTCCGCCCTTCGGGGTGGGGGGCTTCTTTTTTTATGCCTGAAAGTTGGGGTTATCTGGTGGACAGGGTACGACTACCAGGTTTCCACAGGAAACACACTCAGCATCGAGGGCATACCAGACCAGCTCGTAATCCTCGAAGGAGGCCATAACGTTAAAGACTTGGGAGCCACAGGTACATACGTGAAGGGGTCCAAAGTCCCTGAGATCGGCCCCAGAAGGCTCAGGAAGGACACCGTAGAGTCGGTGTCTGCTCTTCATTCTTGGCAGGGTGAGTAGACGGAGCCGCATATTCAGGGCCTCACCTTCTGGCTCGGCCCTTCTAGGGCCGTCACCGTTACTCGCCTACGGCTCGTATTATAGACATACTCAACTTGGTATAGGAACCTAGACACGCCGTGCTATCCTTGGCTATGCCAAGAATCTATTCGGTAAAAATATTCGGTCAGAAATATAAGATTGACTACAATCATACCGACGAAGATAGTTACGGTATGTGTTTTTCTGAGAACAACCGCATTAGTATCAGGCATCGCCTGCCAGAAGATAAGCTGATGCGGGTACTAATGCACGAGATCACTCACGCAGTTATCCACGAGTCATTGCTATCGCTACGCAAGCGCTTTGATGTAGAAGAAGTCTGCGATTTAGTTGGGTATCATATAGTGGACGCTCTCAAAGATAATCCTCAGCTAGTCGAATGGCTGTTCGGATACAAAGAACCCGAAGAAACTACAGAGAAGAAAGAAGATTAAAATGATTGTTGCATTTTTGTTTGGTTTGTTGATAGGCTTCGTTGCAGCATACGGTTTTGATACGTGGCTTGTCTGGAGGGACAATAGAAAATGGCAATAGAAGATCCAAAAGAATTACTATTACACGTACTGCATACCAAGGATGCTAGTCGTTCACGTAGTTTACAGACACAGGTAGGTCCATCAGAGATTGGTGGTTGCCGTCGTAAGGTCTGGTACCGATTGAACGCACAACCTGAAACTAATGAGAACCAA